CGACTGAGCGTCTTATTGGTGATCGCCGTATCGTTTGCGGCGACGACTTGGGACAGGGCCGACGCCGCCCGGGCGATATCCTTCGACGCGATTTCGGGCATCACGATCTTGTAGTCTAGGGCCGCGTCACGGTAGAGCGCCGGGTTCTTCCCCGTCGCCCCTTCCAGGGCGTAGCGAATCATCAGATCGACGAACGTCCGGAATTCCTTCTGGCGGGCCTTCGGCGTCTTCATCAGGATATCGTTCTGGCCCTGGATCGTCGCGTTGTTCGAATCCGTGTCCCCGAGATACGAAATCGGGAAGCCCATTGATCCGCCGATATGCTTCCGAAGCATCGTCGCGACTTCGCTTCGGTCCTGGGCCTTCAGGTCCGGGGTCCGGGCGACCAGTTCTTCGTCTTCATTGTGGCCGAAGACGGATCCGGGCTTCGGCGTCGGGAAGTTCGCCAGTTTCGTCTGAATTTTCTTCGCGTCCGCGCCCTTGATCGTGTAGTCCCAGACGAACGCCGACAGGAGTTGAAGTCGTTCGACTTCGGCGAACAGGTATTGATCATACAGATCCAGCCAGTCCGCCAGGGGAAGCAAGTCGGACCGCCCGCGAAGGGAATTCGGGAGCTTATTGATCGCGAAATAGAAGGTGTCGCCTTCCAGGATCCCCGTGTCCGGGTTCTCGCGAATGATCTTCAGGCGTTCGCCTTTCTTGCCGGCGAAATCCTTCAGGATCAGGGTGTCCGGGATCAGGATGTTCCCTTCGACGTGTTCGACGTCGCTGACCTGGTAGGGATCGATGAAGCCGAAGACGGGCCGCCCGCTGATCGTGTTCTGTGTCACCGGGAGAATGAGTTCCCCGGTCAGGGCCAGGAAGTTATGAAATTCCCGGATCCGGGTGTTGAACTGGTTGATCCGGTGATTCCAGGTCTTATCGATCACTTCCTGGATCCGTTGGTCTTTCGCCACGACGGTCAGGCCGTCGCCGATGATCAGATCGGTCATGAGTACGACAAGCCGCCGGGCGAACGGGTTCTGTTCCCATAGATACCAGGTGACTTGCAACATGCGATCGTGCTGAAGCGGCGTCAGGTCCCGGCGTTGAAATCTGGCCCCGCTTGTCAGTTTGCGATACTGCCAGTCGTCGGCGTCCAGACCATACTGGGCCGCCATTTCCAGCCCTTCCCGCTGATCGTGCCGGCGGGTCAGGACGGACAGATCCACCAGGTCCCGCTTCGCCGTCAGGTCCGGAAGCGCCGTCGCCAGGACCGCGTTCGCCGGAGTCCGCCGCCAGGGTAGCAGTCGATCCCATATTGCCATGATGATCCCCCCGAGTCCCGTCCGCCGTGTCCGCCGGCGAGTCTAGCAGACTTTCGCGATCGTGTCACGCCGCTTTCGTGTCCGCCGAAATACCTGGCCGGCGATCAGCGTCGAAAGATCCCGCCGCTCCGCCTGAACCCGCCCTGAAGCGCCGACCGCCCGCCGTCGTTCCTGGCCGGCGGATCCTTCATCTGGCCCGAACCGCCCTGGGCCGTCCGGGCCGCCCGATACGCCAGGGCCGCTGCCGAAATCGTGTCGGGCAAGTGTCCGGCCCCGTACAGATCGTCGAACGTCGCGAACGTATGCTCTTTCTTGAAGATTCGGATCGCCAGGCTCCCGTCGTCCGGGATCAGGATTTCCCCGTGTTCGATCGCGTGAACGTATTCCGTCAGCAGGTCCGCCCGCGCCTTGCCGACCATGATGAAGGCGTCGGCTTCGACGTTCAGGTAGCCCGCTACCACGTCCCCGACGCCCGTCCCGTCATGAATCGCCGGCCCGCCGTACTTCCGGACGTGGGCTTCCAGGTAGCCGACCATCGTCGGCCAGGGTTCCCGGGCCGCCGTCGTGATCTTTGCCAGGGTCAGGGGACCGCGCCTGGCGTCCGTAGGGCCGTCCGCGTCGTCGCCCGTGTCCGCGTCCGCGTCCGGCTCCGCCGGCTTCCTGAAGGTCAGGACGACGGTCCGGTTGGTCTTCCTGGCCCAGTCCGCCCCGTGGGCGTAGTCGGCGTTCGGGTCCGCCGGCCCGTCCAGGTCCCCGGCCGTGAACATGGCCCGAACCGCGTCCTGGTCGATCGCCCGGTTCTCGCCGGTCGGTTCCTGGAGTTCGTATTCCGTCCGCCACATGAGATCGGTGATCATGCCGCGCAACCGGGCGACTTCCGACAGGGGAAGCCAACCGTGGGGTTCCTGGGTTTCCCGGAAACACCACTCATGAACCGGCCAGCCCTTGACGGCCGCTCGCTTCAGAACTTCCGCCATTGTCCCGTCCGGGTATTGATGCGTCGAACTGATCACGGTCTGCGACAGGACGTCGCCCCGGCTCATCGGCTGGCCCATCGCAGAATCCAGGATCGCCAGGTTCATTTCGTCGGCTTCGTCCAGGCGAAGCCGTTGCGGGTGCGGTCCCCGGACCGACGTCTGCGACGCCATCAGGGCCTTGATCGTGTTCCCGAAGGTCAGGACCGTCTTCCGGCTCCCCGGGTCCGTCCGAAGGAACTGACGGGGTGCCGTCGGCCAGGCCCATAGTTTCGCCATGCTTTCGAGAATGCGCTGACTCTGTTCGCCGGAGCCGCCCAGGACGTTGACGTCGGCCCGCAGGGTCAGGGCTTCCGTCAAGCCGAGAAGGGACAGGGTGAACGACTTTCCGCCGAATCCACGGGACGCCTTCCAGACGGCGATCGGGGACGCCGCGAAGTAGGCCGCGTGGAACGCCGCGTGGGGTGTCGAATGTTCCGCGCAAACCTGAACGGACGGCAAGCGGACGCCGAAATAGTCCAGAAGAAAGCGGTCCAGGTCCTTCGGGGTCCGAATCACCGGAAGGGCGTCAGGCTCCGACGCCGCCGCCGCGTCCCGGTCCCCGGCCCATCGCATCTTCCCCAGGAGTCGCTGTTCGGTCGTATTCCCGAGCATCGTTCAGAGCCCGAACGTGGTAGAATTCATCAAGGCCGACGGTCCCGGTGTGGCAACCGGGAAGGTCTGACGCGCACCTGTGCCGGGTGATCGGTCGGACGAACGTCGGCCCTTCCCTTTCACTTCAGGGCCGGGCGTTCCCGAACCCAGGCCCGGAATTCCTGAACCGTGCGACAGGCCAGGATGCCGGCGTTCGGTTCCGCGCAGACCAGATCCCCGTTCGGAGCCGTCTTCAGGATAATCGTCGAAGCCGGCGTGAACGCCTGGGCCTTGAACGTCACCGCCTTCTGGCCGTAGGCTGTCCAGGTGAGTAGTAGAATCAGCATCGCGATCAGGGTCAGATAGATCCGCCAGTTCGTCGTCATTGTGGGATCACGCCTTTCAGTTTCAACGTCAGGGACAGTTCCGCCACGTTCCGCGTTAGGGCCGCCGTTTCCCCGTTCAGCCCGGTCACGGCCGCTTTCAGGTCGGTGATTTCCCGGGTTTGCGTCTGGATCGTGTCCCGGACCGTCCAGGCCGCGCCGCCGGCCGACAGGACGAACGCCAGGATGGCGATCAGGGTTTTCAGATCGACCGTCGTCGTCGCCAGCCAGTCGGTCAGCGTCATCGGGTCCCCCTGTTCCGTCGCCGGCTCGCCTTCGCCTGGCGGTCCCGCGTCCGGTCCGTGCGTGACGTCGCCCGCTTCGGACGCCGCTTCCGGGGCCGGCCGTCCGGGATCATTTCATGGGCCGCGTGGATCGCCGCCAGGGCCGGGATCAAGGATCTGGGTTTCATTGGGTCCCCCGTCAGTGTGTCGGCGGAGTCGTCACGCCGGAGATATTCATCAACCGTTCCCATCGGTTCAGAATCCGCCGAATCAGATCCCGATCCTGGCTTTCTTCCCGAAGGGCGTCGATCATCCCGACCATCATAGCCGCCACGCGGTCCGCGTTGATCGTGTCGGCCGTCGCCTTGTGCCGGTTCACTTCCCCGGTCAGTAGGCGATCCCGTTCCTGGAATAGTTCCCGGATTTCGGCCCAGGTCCGTTCCCGGGTCCGCCCGCCGTCGATCGCCGCCTTCAGATCGACCAGGGCCGTCCGGGCCGCGTTCAGATCGTCGCCCGCCCGTTCAAGCCGGCCCATCGCTGCGACGGCCAGGCCCCAGGCCCCGCCGCCGCTTTTCAGGTCTGTGCAAAGTTCGTGGATCCGGGCGTCGCCGATCGCGATCTGTTCCTTCATCGTCTGGAGTGCGGGATCCGCCGCCGCTCGCCGGGCCAGGTCCGCCAGGTCCGCCGGTAGGGCTTTCGAGAAGAACCCGTGTTTCCAGTTCGGGGACGCGATTCCACGCGGGGACTTCCCGCCGTGCAACCGACACCGGGTCCGGCCCTTGATCGCGAACCGCTGACAGGGCTTCCCGGTCGTTCGCGCATGGGCTTGACACCGCAGACCGCGCCCGGGCGGGTGGTGACTGTGCCAAGCCCCGATTTCGCGGGGTTTGGTGGTTTCCGTGGGCTTCGCCGGCTTGTCTCCGCTCATCGGGTCCCCTTCCGCGCCGGGGATTCCCGGCCCTTCCGCACCTTCGGCTGCCGGACGTCCCGTCGCGTCTTCGTCTTCGGGTTCGGCTTCCAGGATATCGGCGGGGGATTCGAGTCGTCGGGGTTGCTACTACTCATCGGGTGTTCCCTTTCAGGATCCTGACTTCGATCGCCCGGGGTCCCTTCGGGTGTTCGATCGGGGTGAACGTCACTGGGTCCCCTTCCTGAAGATCCGCGAACGCCGGCCCGAACGCCTGGATCGCCCGCTTGTGGAAGAACCAGTTCCCGCCGGCGTCGTCGCGTATGAACCCGTAGCCGCGCCGTTCGCCGGTCGTGTGATCTTGGGGGAGTGACTTGATCGTGCCGTTCATCGGGTGCCTTTCCGCTTCCAGTCCGCCAGCTTCCAGATCAGCCGAATCACCGCCGCCCCGGCCAGGACGACGAACGCGCCGAACGTCCCGTCGTCACCGGGGAGCATGATCGCTCAGAACGACGAAGGTCAGCCAGGCCGCGATTTCATCGTCCGACGGAATCGAGTCCAGATCCCGAGCATGGGGCCAGTCTTTCCGGATTTCGTCCAGGGCCGGCTTCGTGACGAAGACGACGAACCCGCCGGCCGCGTCCCGGGTGACGACGGCTTCAGGGACGCCAGGGGCCGGGTCGATCGGAACCAGGTTCGCCTTCCCCCGGAATTTCGCCCAGGGTGCCAGGATTTCGATCCGCTCCGTCAGGTTGCCGAGTATCAGATCCCGTCCGTTGCCGTTCGCCATAATCAAGCCCTGTGCCAAGTGTTTCCGCCGAAATATGCCGCCGTCAGAATCCCAGGGGAAGCGCCAGGCGTCCGACCGCGATCGAACAGGATTCCACGTCCCGCTCGATCCCGACGGCCCGGCATCCGGCCGCGCCGGCCGCGATCAAGGTCGTTCCGGTCCCCATAAACGGATCCAGGACCGCCCCGCCCGGCTGAACCGCCAGGGTGATCAAGTATTTCATCAGGGCCAGGGGTTTCTGTGTCGGGTGACTGAAGACGTGATCGCCGTGCGGTTTGCCGTGTTGATGGGCCGTCCAGGCGTCCGGATAGAACGCGACGCCGCAGATCCGACAGTAGGACCAGCGTTCGTTCGTCGCCGCCTTCGCGCAATAGAAGAACCGGGCCGCCGATCCCGAGTCGCCGAACCCCGCCGCATAGCGCCCGGTGTAGCGGTATCCGGACGGTCTATCACGTTGACTTGGACGGGCGATCTTCCCGGTTGGGCATTCTTCAGGGAAGACGGCCAGGACGTCCGGGCTTCCGTCATGAATCAGGTTCGCCGGCCAGCGTCCCAGGGCGTTCGGTGGGGCTTGCGTCACTTTCGACGCGCCATGGTCCGCCGCCAGGTAGGTCGTTCGCGCCATCGGCCGCTTCTCCAGATTCCCCGGGTGATCGTAGTCCCCTTCGCCGACGTCGATCCGACAGGCGTCCAGGTTCAGGCCGCCCGTCCCGTAGGCCAGGATATTCTCCGCAACCGTCCCGGCCAGGGGCTTCCGCGCCACAATGATCGGCTCCCAGGCCGGCTTCAGGGCCGTCCCCCATCCGGACCAGGCTTTCGCCGCGTCCGTCGCCGGGGCTGTCACTTTGCAGGTTGCTTGCGCCCGGTCCGTAGCAAAGTTCAGGGACGATCCCTTGCCGGTCCATCGGTCCGGGATTTCTCCGACTACGTTGTCAATCCCCGCCGCCTTGTCAATCGCCTTGCTCACGTCCAGGGACTTTGGGAAGCCGCTCCCGTAGATCCAGCCGATCGTGTCCCGGAGTTCGAAGCCCGCGTCTTCGATCGCCACGGCCAGCCGGTGAAAGGTTCGGGTCCCGCCGAACGCCAGGACGAACGCCCCCGGCTTCATCACGCGAAGAACTTCCAGCCAGAGCGCCACGCCAGGGACGCCATGATCCCAGGCTCGCCCCATGAACCCGAGTCCGTAGGGCGGATCGCAGATCACGGCGTCCAGGCTGTCCGCCGCCAGCGTCGGAAGGACGTCCAGGGCGTCCCCGTGGTGAATCGCAATCCCGTCCCGGTCGTAGAACATCACGCTACCAGATCAGCCGCGTCAGAAGGCCGACGACGAACCCGATCGCGCCGCCGAACAGGAACAGGACGGTCGCCGCGTTCAGGGGTCGGGGTCCCAGGGGCTTCGCGTAGGATTCCCGGACCGCCCGGGGTGTCAGGTTGCACGGACAGCCGTTCGGCATAATCGGAAAGCCGCACCGTTGACAGATCAGGATTCCCATTGTCCCCTTCAGTCCGGGAGTCTCGATCCCCGTTCCACTTGCCAGGCCGCCGCCTGACGCGCCCAGGCCCGGGCCGCTTCGACCTTTTCCGGCGTCACGCCGACCGTTGCCGCCAGGCTTGCCCAGGCGTTCGCTACTTCCGGGGCCAGGGCGTCCCGGCCGCATAGGACGAAGACCGGCTCGTCCCAGGCGGTCTTATTCCAGGTCGATCCGTTCGTCGTGATTTCTTCAGCCTTCGTCATGATCCCCCCGTCGGCCAGGCGTCCCCGGCCGCCAGCCGGCCGGCTTTCAGGCCGGTGTATTGCTCCCATCGTTCGACAATCACCTGGGCGAATCGGGGATCCAGTTCCAGGGCGTAGCACGTCCGGCCTTCCGCGTCCGCCGCGATCAGGGCCGTCCCGGAGCCGGCGAACGGTTCGAAGACGATCCCGTCCGGCGGACACGAATTCTGGATCGCCTTCGCGAACAGGGCGACCGGCTTTTGTGTCGGATGAACGTAGACCGGATCCCGCGTGATCTGCCAGCAATCGGACTGTTTCCGGTCCCCGTGCCAGTTCGACGGGTCCCCGCCTTTCCCCTTCCAGCCGAAGAATATCAATTCGAATTGGGAATGATAATTGTTGTGACGAAGCAAGAAGGATTCTTTGACCCAGACGATCAGTCTCGGCATGATCCGCAGGTAGTGATCGAACAGTTTCCAGTACGTCATCAGGTTCGTCGAACCGCCGCAGAGATAGATCCGGGCGTCCGGCCCCAGGGCGTGTTCAAGCGCCACGGCGAAGGATACCGGGATTTCCGCTTGCGATAGGTCCCCGCGAATCGCGTTCGCCTTCCCGCCGCCGCTCCCCCCGAACAGGACGCCGTAGGGCGGATCGGTGATCATCACGTCGGCCCATGTCCCCGCCATCAGGGTGTGGACGTCTTCCCGTTTCGTCGCGTCGCCGCAGAGCAACCGATGGCGTCCCAGGCTGAAGCGGTCCCCGAGCGTGACGTTCGCCGAATCCCGCAAGGGCGGAACGTCGTCCGGGTGTTTGCGCTGACCGCCCTTCCTGGCCGCCAGCTTCAGGGTCCGGACGTCCGCGTCGGAGAAGATCCCCGCCGTCAGGCCGGCCGCCGCCAGCGTCGCGATCATGCCGACGTCGTAGGTCCCATCGTCGCCGGTCCGATTGTCCCAGAGCGCCGCCCGGGTTTCCTGGGCCGGCGTCAGGTCCGTCCGTTGCACGGCGATCAGGGTGTCCGCGTCCCCGGGAACGATCTTCAGCTTCAGGCCCAGGGCCTTCGCTTCCTGGACGATCCCGTGGCCGGCCAGAATCTTTCCCGTCGCGTTGATCAGGATCGACCGCCCCGCGCCGACGTCCGCCAGGCTTTGACGGATCCGCGCCCGGTTCACGTCGCCGTGGGTCCGGGCGTTCTGGGGGTCCGGCGTCAGGTCCGCCAGGTCAGGGCCGCCGGCCAGGACCGCCGGGGCCGTTCGCTTCGCCATGTTCATCCTTTCAGTCGGTGCAACCGTGCAATTCGGCCTGATCGAAGTGATCGACCATTTCGCCCTGGGCGTTCTTCGTGATCTTGAACCCGGCGGGGTCCCCGCTGAACGTCACCGAACCGAAACCGTCCGCCCGGTCCGCCACGGTGACTTGTTGGCGACAGGTCGGACAGACCGACGGGACGATCGTTCGCGTCAGAATGCCGATCAGTTTCATCCGTTCCCCCGTCAGAGTAGGTCAGCGGTCAGGCCATCCACGCGAAGCAATTCCGCCTGGGGGACCTTCCAGCAGGGCCGCTTCGCTTCGCCCGGGTAGTCGCGTAAGCCGTCCGGGAAGTAGAACGCCGGCCGCGCCAGGATCCAGGCCCCGAGTCGGAAGCCCTGGAGCCAGACGTTCGGCGGGATCACTAGGGCCAGCATATAGAGCCGTTCCGGGTGAACCCGCCCCGCCACAATCACCAGGTTGTAGGCGTCCGAATGGATCGACTTGACGTCGGTCCGGTCCCCGATATCATGACGGTCCGGGTCCTGGTGATCAGACGTCGGCTCCGGCAAGCCGAAGAACTTCGCCGCGCCGAATTCCCCGAACGCGCCCTGAATGTTGTGATCCAGCCGTTCCTGGGGTGTCCCGTGGTAGTGATTCGAACCCGCGTCGGATTGATCCTTCAGGACGCGCCAGCGCACGGTCCCCAGGGCCGTCGCCGTCTGGAGTTCGGCCGCTGTCAGGGTGATCACGGGTCCCCGCTCGCCAGGCGTCGAAGATCGTCCCGAACATCGCGTCCCGTCACTTCGTAACCCGTGACGGTCCAGCCCGGCACGGAGATACGCCCGAATAATTCCAGGTTCCGCGAAGCCGACGCCGGCCCAGTCGCCGATTCGATCAGCCGGTGAAAGGCCGCCGGCTTTTCGGAGTGTTTCCCGGGCGGAACCGTGATCAGGTTCGGGAGTTGACACCGGAAGGGCGTCACGTCCCCCCGGACCCCGAACAGGAGTTCTTCGATCTGATTCCTGAACCAGAATCCCATGCCGAGCCGGGCCTTGTTCCAATAGACCGTCCCGACGTAGCGAAATCCCCACGTCGTCAAACAAGGTCCCCCGTGGCTGAACTTCAGACTTGTCGGACACCATAGGAACACCGTCGCGTTCGCCGCCAGGACCGAAGGGATCGGAAGGCTCCGGATATCGTCCAGGCCCATCGTCTGGTACTGATCGCCGGCTCCCGACGTGAAGGAACCGCCGGTCCGCTTGTTGTCGTATTTCCACGGCGGGTCTGCCAGGAGTACCCTGGCCCGATAGGGTTCGCCCATCACGTCCGCCGCTTTCGAACCCGCGCCGGCGGAATCACCGCGTCCGCCAGGGCCGTCGGCGTCCCGTAGGACGGTCCCAGGAGTAGGCCGAGCAGATCGTTCCCGGTTCGAATCAGGGTCACGGGCCGGCCGCGCCAGCGTTTCGCGAAGTCGATCTGGCCCGGCTTCACGTTCCCGCCCGGGGACTTGATTTCAATCATGGCGTCGGTCCCTTGCCAGCCGACCGAAGCGTCCGGGCATCCGTCGCCGTGGTCTGCCAGATCCAGCCAGGACGCGCCGATCCGTTCAGCCAGGGCCTTCAGGTCCGCGTGATTCGAGTCCCGCCGCTTTCGGTGTAGGAACATCAGGACTCCGGGGACCGATTGAAGACGCCCGGGTCGTGATCGACGTCCTGGGACCGCTCGCCCGTCCCTTCGGACGCCCGAATCAGGTCGATCACGTCTACGCCGACGCCTAGAGCGCCGGTGGTGATACACTCCGCGCAGATCCGAACGTCGGCATGGTGGCAAAGAACCGGAGCCGTGTCCCCGACGATATCGGCCGGTTCCCCGGCGTCCAGGGCGTCGACCAGGGCCTTCATACCGAAGCGCCTGGCTTCTCCGGCCATCCGTTCCGCCGCCTGAACCTGGGCCGGTCCCCAGGTCGTTCCCTTCGTGATCGACAGGCGGACCGCGAAGAATATCTCGCCGCCCTTCAGGCCGATCGTTCTCGCGCACGAGTCGCACCTTCTCAAGTTCATGGTCCCCCCCGTTTCGGGTAGTTTCCGCCGAAATAGGTCTAGGCGTTCAGGTCCGCGTCCTGTCGCCGCCTGGCGTCCGCGATCTGATCCGCCAGGACTTGATCCGGGTTCTTCCGGCCTGTCGATCCCTTCGGCCGGCCGCGTCCCCGCTTCGGAGCCGTCCCCGCTTTGGAAGCCGGGAACGCCGGGGCCAGGGGTTCGTCGGAGCCGGCCGCCACGTCCCTGGGTGCGTCGTCTGGGTCTGGCCCCGCGCCGGCCGCCTTCCCGTCGAACGGAAGCGCCGGGCTTTCCAGTTCATACGTCACGTAGACACCCAGTTTCAGGTGTTTGATCAGCCCGATCACGGTCCGTTCTTCGAAGGGAAACATCGCCAGCCAGGACAGGATCCACGTCCCGGCTTCCGCTTTCTTCGCCCGGACGCGCCGGAGTTCCACGCCGGCCAGCCGGCCCAGGGGATCCAGGTCAGGGTGC